AATAACCCAAGGGTAAAATTTCACAAAACTTTCACAAATTCCCCTTGACATTTCACTACAATGAAGTAGATAAAAATGCTGAGGGGATTACGTCGATTATGTATACAAGAAAAGGGGCTTGCCTTGCGGCAAGCCCTTATGATTAGCCACGGAATCCGATAATGGTCACGGGCTGATTAAATGCGGTTTCTGTCGTAATATCAAACATGGTGACGTCGTTTGTCAGGGTAAGACTTAACTCCCTGTTGACGTTTGTGCGCTTTACTGTGCCAGTTGCTGCGCCGCTCGAATATCCAGCCCTGAAAGTGCCGTCTGCTTCTGCTGCGTAATAGAGGACTTTCAGAACGATTTCGACAGTACTTGCGGTTTCGTCAATGGTAACACCGGCGGGCAGTTTGGTGCGCAGTTCCGCGCCAGACTTAAGGACGATGTTACACGTCCGGTGGTCGGTTGACAGTGTGTTGGTCATATAACAGTTAAAGGGCATCAGCGGCGCGCCCGCAAGGAAGTCTGCATAGGTTGCATAATGCGGCGTAGAGTTTTCAAGTGCATCCAGCCGTCCGTTCTGCACCGCCTGCCCTGCGTCGTAAGTCGTCTGAGTGACAAACCCGGACACGTCCGGAATATCGGTCTTATCGGCCTTGTCGGTTTCCAGTTTTGCGATGCTTCCCGCGTGCTCGGTCAGCTCGTTTTCCTGAGATGCCGCACACTCGCTGATCGTCTGCCCGGGGTGGTCGGTTTCCCAGTTGCCGATATTGGCGTTCGCCTTATCGGCTGCGGCCTGCGCTGCGTTGATTTTGGTATCTTGTGCGGCCTGTCCTGCCGTATAGGTTTCAGTTTTAACGTACCCGGTCAGAGAATCGTTGAGGTGTGCGATTGCATCCGTATTGCCGGAAATGGCGGTATCTTGCTGCGTGTTCTTGGCCTTGATATCCGCGATTTCCTGCTTGTTGGTGGTGTTGTCACCCTCCAGCGCCGTGATACGCTCTTCATGGTCGGCAAGCTCGGTGGCGTGGTCGGCAAGCTCCTTGGCGTTCTTTGCAATCAGCTTGCCGTTCGCCAGCTCTGCGGCCTTTGCACGGTTGACTTCATTGGACAGGGCGGTGTTGGTTGCGTCGGTCTTGGTATCCAGCCCATCCAGACGCCCTTCGGCGGTCGTGGTACGTTTTTCCAGAGCATCCAACCGCCCGTCCTGCTGAACGTCTTTTGCCTGAATGTGGGAAATTGCGTCTGCATTCTGAGCGATGTTTGCTTCTGCTTCTGTCAGGTCAGAGCGCAGGCCGGCAATATCGCTGGTGTTGCGCTCGATAGCGGTGCGATTGTCCGTGATTTCCTTCTGCTGAGCGGTAAGCCGCGCATTATGGTCCTTCAGCTGTTCGGCATGGTCAGCCAGTTCTCGCGCGTTTTCGGCGATGTTCGCGGCGTTGTCTTGGATGTTCTTGGTGTTCTTGGCGATATCAGCCGTGTTCTGCGCCAGAGTGGCGTCATGGTTCTTGAGCTTGGTATCGATGCCGTCAAGGCGGGTATCCTGCTCGGTGTCCTTGGCCTTGATGGTATCCAGCTGCGTCTGCTGGTCGGCGTCCTTGGCCTTGAGTGCAGCGATGTCAGAATCATATTGCGCGTTCTTGGCCTCGATGGCGTTCAGTCTGCCGTCCTGCTCCACGTCCTTTGCCCGCAGCCCCTCGATATCGGTATCATGACCGTCAAGGCGTCCAGCAAGCTCGCTGTCGGTCTTTTTCAGGCCGTCAATGGCCTTAGCCGTCTCGGCGTCAGCGGCCTGTAAAGCGTCGATATCGGCCTCTGCGGCGTCAAGACGCTCATTCATGGCAGGGAACTGCACAGACCACTTGTTGAACTCGGTCTGCATCGTGGCGAACTCGGTTGAGAAGTTGTTGATAAGCTCGGTAAACTTCTCGTTGTCGCCGGCAAACGCCGTTACCTGCTTGGACAGGTCGGCGACAACCTGCTTGAGCTGGTCGAACTGATAGTTATAGTCCTGAGACTTGACCCAGTACAGGCCGTTGGTGATGTCAGCACCGACAGGAACAAAGCACTTGCTGGTGTAACAGTCGCCGTTGTATACGACGATGGTCAGCGGCTCGTATGCCCGCTCGTTATCCCAATTCACGGGGTCGGCGAACATAGGAACGTACCGTGCCCCGATATACTGAGAAGTGCCCGGACGAATTACAGGCGGGGGGCAGGGCTTGGGCGGCTGCGGCTTGGGGCAGCAGTCGCCGCCCGGTGCCTTAGGTGCGCAGGAAATGGGAAAATCATTACAGTTATTGCAAGGCATATTTATATCTCCTCTCTTAGTAGTACATGATAAGATGCCCATATTTCGGGTTTCCGGGGGTCAGAATGGTATCAAAGTGCAGGAACTCCCACGACTGCGGAACATAGGCCACAAAGTGACCGTCATCCGTCAGGCCGAAAAAGACGAACTTGCACATGGTTTGAATGATACCCGGCATATTTTCGACTGCCCACTTTTCAAAGTCGCCCTTTGCAAAGTCGCCCTTTGCCAGCTTTTCAGCCAGTGTTTCAAAGGCAGTCTTGAGATTTGTGGTGCACTCGTCCAGTCCAGAAAGGTGCTTATCCTGCTCAAGGTCATGCTTGCGCAGCACCTCTTCGTTGCAAAGCATCTTTCGCAGCTGGTCAACAATCCAATACAAATCGTACTGGTACAGGTTGCCCGGGGCTGCGTATGGTGCCGCGTTCGGGTCGATGAAACTTGTGTTGATATCGCTGGTGCAGCAATCTGCCATTGGTTACACCCCCTTGTTAAGGTCTTTCATGTATTGGTCGGCCTTGATGGCGTTGGTGGTGAAACTGTTGTTTTTCCACCACGCCACAAGCGCCGCAAGGGTGGTAATGCCCGCAGATACCAGCTGTTCCACAGTCTCGCTTTCGATGGGCAGCACAGGCTTGCCACAGGCAGAAAGCACCTGATTAGTCAGCGCCAGCAGCAGGCAGGCGGTTCTTGCAACGGTTGCGGCGGAAATTTTGTACTTATTCATGGTGTGAGCTCCCTTCTCTTATAGTATATTCCAAATCACCGATACGGTGGTTTGCGACTTTGATTTGTTCTTCGAGTACTGGAACCCGTCGTGCAAAATTGTTGTGCTCTCGCACTTCTCGGGTCAGTTCCTCAAGCTTGGTGTCGATCACGGCTTGGTTGCGGCTGTTGGCAATAAGCACTCCTATCAGGGTAACAGCCCCAGCAATGACGGCTGAAACAATGCTTTCCACGACGTCACCCCCCGTCAGTACACATCAAGACAGAAGGTCGCGTGATAGCTGTTTGCAATCTGTTCATAAACAGAATACACAACAGTAACGCGCTCGGCGTCAATCATCTGTTGAGTGGTGGTTACGCCGATATTGCCTTGTCGTATCCATCCATGGTCGTAAGTTTCGGTAACGTCCTCGGTGCCGCGTTCTTTCTGATCAGCGTGCCGAATACTCTTTTCGCGGGTCTCGTCCTGCCGGGTGCCCTTGGTCACCTCGTCGGCTTTGCCAGTCGTTCGGCTGTCGGTCGTCCCGTAGGTTTCGCCGTTCTGCTGAGTGTCCTCGGTGCCCCATGTTTCACCGGTGGTCGTGCCGTCCGTTGTGCTGTCGGATTTGCTGGTGGTATTTCCGTCTGCGGTGCCCCATGTTTCGCCGTGGGTCGTGCCGTCGCTCGTACCACTTGTACTTGTGGTACTGTTTCCGGCACTGGTGGTGTTACCAATTACACCGGTCGTCTCATGGTGCTTGCCCTCGGTGGTCGTCTTTAAGGTCTCTTCCGCCACCGTGTGGGACTGGTCGTCCGGCTGATAATTGGGCGCATTTTCCGGCGATATGTCACGGGTCACCGTCTGGTCAAGCTTTTTGGTGCTGTCGGTGGTCTCGCTGTCGGTTCCATCGACGGTTGTGTTCGTGACAGTGTTCGCGGTGCTCGTGGTATCGGTCACGGATTTACCGGTGGTTTCCTCGTGGGTCTTGCCGTCGCTGATACCGTGGGTTTCCTCGTGGCTTGTGCCCTCGCCGGTGGCGTGGGTTTCCTCGTGGCTTGTGCCCGCGCTGGTGCCGTGTGTCGTGGCGTGCCCGGTATCCGCGCTGGTGCCGTGGGTTTCCTCGTGTCCGGTGCCCTCGGTAACTTCGTGCCGGTCGCCGGTGGTCAGACTTCCTAACGTGCCCTTGCTCTTGGCACGGTCAATGGCTGTACTATCGTTAGTCGTGTCACGGTCAACAGTTCGGACATCGTTGGTGCGTTCGGTCACGTCGGTATTCCAAATGGGATTATATTCAAGGACTGTTGTTTTATACAGCTTTTCCCAGATGGGCATATTTTCGCGTGTCCAGTCCCGGATAGCGTTCATCATCCACCGGGGGTCAGGTCTGTACAGGGGTGCAAAACCATGTTTCCGACGAATGACGTTAATTGCAAGCTGCCTATCCATGCCCAGAGGAACCATAAACCCGGCGAACAGGTCAGGCGCGAACGCAAGCAATGCTTCTGTGTTCGCCGTCAAGCCCATTTGGTTACTCATACTGCTGTTGTACATCGGCATTCTTGTTTCCCCCTTCCGCATTCAGTTCGGGCGGCTCGTTAATTTCGGCTATGATATTGGTTCCATACATCGCGTTTACGCGTTCCAAGGACTGGTCAAGCGAAATTTTCCAGACCTCGCGGCGGTTGAACGTCTCGGCGTCCTGCGAAACGCTTTCGTTTACAACAAGCCGTTCTTTTTTATCCGGCTGCACGCGTATGCCCAGTTCACGGTAAAAATCCGTGAGAATAGTTCGGCGCACGTCGTACAATTCGGGCAAAATGAAATTCTTTGCCAATTCGCGGTCAAACTGAAAAATGGGTAACTGATACTCTGCGTCCTTGACGCCCATAGGTTTTGCAAGGTCGGCGTTGACTGTCACGGCAGGTTTGCCGTTTTCCAGCTGCTGCATGATTGCTTCTATTGTGCGTTTACCCTTATCGTCCTTGGCAACTGCCGCGTAGGCAAACCGGCTGTTGATAACTGCTTGCCGGATAGCCGTTTCTGCCTGCTGCATCTCAACAGCATATTTCAGAATAACGTCCCATACGCCGCGATAATCGGGCGTAAGCTTGATTACCTCGCATTCCCTGCCGATCTCAAGCGGCCTGTCAAACTGGAAAAACGGAGTGTTTACAACCATGCCGCGCGGCTGGAACTGCAACCCGAACCCAGTAGGAGCACCCGGCTGAACAACAAGCCCGTAAGTCCTTGTATTGAATACAACAGCATATCCCATGCGCAGCAGCTGATACAGCAGTGCGTCATAGTCCCAGCCGACTTGCCCTTGTCCGGCTTCGGGTAAGCCCGAAAACTTGTAAAGACTGCGCATTCGCTGGAAAAAACTGCGCTCCCAATATCCCAACACGTCGTTGGAAAAAGAGGGGGGACGGAACGTGCCGCACGCGCAGCTGTCGTAGTGCCCTTGATAGCATTGATACATTTGGTATCACCTCTACTTCATAGTATCACATTTTTGGCGTGTGTCAATACGTCATTCGATGAACACGCCGCCGTCCATTGCGCCGTTGATATAGGCAAGCTCGGCGCTCGTCGCTCTCTCCGCTTGGCAAGAGAACCCGCGCGTTTGGCAATACCCGCCCGCCGGGGTCGCAATTTTAAGGACGGGGTGCCCATACATCCCCTGAAACGCGGCATCGTCGGTCGGCGGATAGTACAGCAGGCACAGCTTGGCGTCCATGGATTGCAACGCGCCAGCATTGCCGCCCATGCTGCCGACACACTGCGTCACCGGCGGAATAAGCTGCATAATACTGCTTCCCGCGCTTGACAAAAAGCTTCCAAGCCCCTTGCCGGATTGCCCCGGCTGCAATGCCTGTGAACCGTATCCCATCGGCATATCCATGTCAAGGACAGACGTGCTTGCGCTGCTGCTCAGCAGTCCGCCACCCACAGACAGAGAGGCACCAATAGCAGCGATTGCTGCCGTAGCGGGGGTGTTGATTGCAACATTGCTTGTGCCGATAGCGTAGGGACTGGAAATGTTGACGGACGAAAGGTTGCAAGTATAGTCGCCTGCATCGACACGGACAGAAACATCGCCGTCCAGAAATGACACACACCAAGTAACATGAACGCTTGATGCGTTGTTGCACTTATCAACGGGGATGCCCACAGTACCGACGAACGGAACATACAGCAAAATCTGACAATTCATCCGTTTCCAGTCTGATACAGGCCACGGTATGGCAATATCTGTTTCTTCCTTCATCCTGTTCACGCCCATGACGCCGCCAGCTACTCCGGTATCATAATTTCCCAGATAGATATTCTGCGTACCCTGCGGAATGATATTGTGCTTGATGGGCAACCACAGGCAGCTGCGGATACATTCGGTAGCCGCTCCGCCGTACAGCAGGTTTTTTGCGGCGTACTTTACGACTTTATCTACGGTCGTTTCGGCGGATTCGTAGGTCTCGACTGTCTCCCCCGAATAGCTGCCCCCACCGCCCTGATAGCTCGGGTACGACGTGGCCGCAGTTACCGTTGTGCGCTTGGTCTGCTGGTCAGGCTTGAACGCGTCAATATCGTCCTCGATATTCTGCTGTATGCTGTCTATCAGTTTGCGCAGTTCCGAACGCTTCATGACGTAAGTCGTAACACCGCCCTCTTTGCCGACGGCGGAAAGGATATAACATCCCGTCGCCGCGTCAATGGCTCCGCCGTCAATGGCAGCGGTTGCCGTCGAGACGGTCGGACGCTGCGCCACGTTTTGGCGGCTGTCTGCAATACGATAACTGTCGCCCGACGCGTCGAACTCGTTGAACCCGTATAAGATGTAAGCTTTCGTCTTTTTGATATCGTCGGAATAGGTCGCCAACGGGTCGATGGTGCAGGTAAATTGCCAGTTGTTGGCGTTCAGCGCCGTGATATCCTCAATCCAATAGTATGCTTCTGTCTCTTCGATATAACAATAATTCCACTTGGGCGCAATGTTGAGCGAATTGTACCGGACATAGAATACAGGATGCTCCATAGAGCAGGCGCGCTTCATGTAAAACGGGAAAAGGTCGGGCAGCTCGGAAAGCGGTGTGCGCTTGGTGCTGTTGACACGCTTGGACACAATGCCCAGATGCGCATGATAACCATGCTCAATACCTTCGTTATGGTCAGCCATGTTTTCTCCCTTCTGTTCCATGTGGAACAATATAAAAAGGGGGCGGGACTGCTCCCGCCCCCTTCTACATTCAGTTTGGGCTGTTGCCGCTTAGCCGCGGTCGGTGTCGGACATATACAGCAGGATAGCGTTCTGCGTCGGATTCTGCGTGTAATTCATCTTCCAGTGATGTTCTGTGTTGTAGTACTCGCCGGAAATGTTGAACGGGGTAGTGTAAACGCTATCCTGGTAGTAGGTCGTGGCCATGGTCTTGCGATCGTACAGCACGCCGACAACGTATTCCAGATTGACAGCGCCGCCCGTCACCTGCTTGCCCGTGTTGACATCGAACTGCGCAGGGACAACAGACACGGCAGACTTGTTGCGGATGCTCTGCCAAAAGTCCACACCCTCATAGTTGCCGAACGACAGGTAACCGGGGCCGAAAATGGCAGGATACACCCAGCTGCGGGCGTCGTTGATAAGCGGCTGATACAGCAGAAGTTTCTGCTCGCTCTTGGGGGTGTGGCGCAGCAACTTGAGTTCGTTACCCGCGTCGTCGGTGCACCGGGGCGTCAGATGGTACAGCTCGCTGCTGTTCTCCATCAAGCTTGACGTGGTTTCCAGCCAAGACACGAAAAAGGAAAGAAACTCCTGCAAATGGGTGGTGCGCAGTTCTGCGCTTGTGTAGGTAGTCCCCCGCGCCTTGTTGAACTCGCTGGTCAGGTTGACAACCATTTCGTTCTTGCCGGTATTGTACAGACTGCCGATAAGGTTCATGACCTGCGCGCGATTCTCGGCGCTTTTCCAGCGGGCGATATCGTTCGCAATTTCGGTAGTCATTGCAGCCATGAACGCGGAAAACTCGCTTTCGCTGGTGAACGCGGTGCGCAGCTGTTCGCGGAACGTGGTATAGCGCTGGTTCAGCGTTTTCTGTCCGCCGTAAAACATTTCCAGCGGGTACCGCTTGCGGATTTTGTACATATCGATGCTATTGCCATCGACCAGCAAGTCAGGCTGCTGCGCAGTGTTGATAAACTTGGTTTCCTCAAAATCGCTTGCAAAGAAAGCGATTTCGCGGACGAACAAACCCCAAGTCTGATTGTCGGTCTCGATGCTGGTAAACTTACCAGAATACGCGCGGCTGGAAATAACCGTCCGTGCAATCATGTTGGAAAGCGCCTGCAAGGTACCTTCCATGCTGTAGTCAAGGCACATCTGTCCCACCTGCACCAGCGATGCGGTGTTTACGGCGGTGATAGTCGGGGTCTGCCCGGTAACTTCTTTCACCAGCGCGTTAGCGATAGTATAGATATCGGTCGGGCGGAAAACGGTCATGCCTTTCAGTTCCGGCATATTGGTGCGGCTCTTAGCCATTGATGCTCACCCCCTTGGTAAAGTCAGGGCTTTCCGGTGCGGCAGCAGGCTGCACCAAGCCCAGAATGATATCTTCCACACTGGTAACGGGTTTTACCTCGCCCAGCACGCCCGCCTGTGGCGGGGTGTTGATTTTGCCCTGCACAAGGGCGGTCAGGTTCTGCACCTGCTGCGTCAGGGTCGTCATAGGATCAGGGACGGCAGGTGCTGCGGTCGGGGTCTGCACCTGCGGCTGCGCGGGGCTTTCCAGTTGCATCATCTGCTTCACCTGCTCGGCAGTAAAACCCATCTTGCCAAGCGTGATAATGTCATCAATTTTCATAAACAAACTCCTTTCATTATCCATTCCAACGTGCAGAACCTTTCCGCACGTCGATATGGGTAAACGTGCTATAAATGCCAATGCCGCCACTTGCGCCGAGATACGTCTCGGCAATCGCGGCGACTTGTGCGGGGGTCTTGGTGCGGACGGGGCGGCGCTGCTTGTCGTAGTGCCCAACCCAGATATCCGCAGCGCGTCCATACAGGTGCTGCGAATGCGCTGCACTGTTGGGCAACGTGCGGTTATAGCTTGCCGTCCGAAACGCACTATTGATGTGGACGGCCTCACCGTCGCAGTGCCTGCGTATGTTCTCAAGCAACGCTACAAGATTAGGCTCAACAGCTACAAAATCTTGTCCATCCTTGCACGCGAACTCCCGCAGCCGAAAATGCTCAGACAGCTTAACGTTGCCGTCGATGCTCAGATAATACACATCTGCCATACAATCACCCCCTTTCTGTTTCTGAATGCACCAATACTATTGATGCACTCAGAAACGCGGGGGCGTGGAACAAGAGGAACCAGCCGCGCACCCTTCCGGGGTGCTCTTGTTGTGCGGCTCCCCCGCAGACTTATAATATCACATATATTATTTATCGTCAATATCCAAATAAGTGCGGGTCTTGAGCAGGGCAGCAATGGTTTCAAAATCTACCTGCCCTAACATACACATTGCGCGGAACTCGGGGTGATTCGTCTCTAGCAATAAAGAACCCTGCGGCGTATCTTTATAATGCTCGTGCTGCTGGTGCGGCGAATTGCATACATAATAGTGCGTTACGTCCATCTGATAAACGTACAGTCCGCAGAAGTCAAACAAAGGTTTCATGCCGTTCAGGGCGCGAGGGCGGACGTTCTCAAGATTGTTATATACAAACTTGTTTTCCATTGCCATCTGATAAAAATCACCCTTGCCCGCGAGATGCTTCATAAGCGCGGTTTGTTTGCGCTTGCTCGTCACGTTGTCAGAGTGCGGCATACATACTAGCACGCCTGTGTCTGTCATGATATATTCGCGGTTCGTCCGCGTCATTTTGCTGATAATTTCAATCAACCCTAATTCCTGCAAAACAGGGCTTGAGATATCAAACGCGTTAGCCAAAAGCCACAACCGCAGCGGGGGCTTTCCCTCAAGCTCGCGGTTGCCGCAGATGGTAACATAAGCGTTCAGAACGGCTTCACCTTCCGCTTTGCGCTTTGCCGCGATGCGTTCAGGAATAAACTCGTCATATACTACATCTGAAAACGCGCTGCCGTCAAATCCGCGAACTGTTGCAATCGACGGCAATGCCATACCGACGGCCACTCGTTTATCAAGCGCCCACTTATCCTCTGAGACCTGCCGCTTCGTACCAATGGCATAAGTGATTTTGCCCGCTTTCTGAATACCGATATCATATCCCACTTTTTGCAGCGGGGTGAATGGGTTTAAATCGGGGTCGGCTGCAATGGCCTGCAACTCGTTCGCGGTGCGACGCAGATAAAGAAAATACTTTCCTTCATCCAGCATATACTTGAGGGTGCCAAACGTCTTGCCAACTTGACGCTTACCTATTATAACGATACACCAAGCGCCTGTAGCAGCAAGAGCCGGAATGTTAATCCATCCCGGCTCTTCGTACAGCTCAAGCGCAATATCATTTTTGCGCTTGCTCATGTATTATACCTCGCATTCGGTCATGTTCTCGTCGTATGCCTTACGCACGGCGGTTTCAACGGCCTTACTTGCTGCGTCGTCCATGTAGATGCGGTAGTTATCGTAATAACTGCCGTCCTTGCCCTTGGTCGCGGAAGGGGAAATGAAGGTGCCCTTCTGCCCCTCAACCAACCGCATGCTGTAAAGGTCGATGCCGTACAGGCGCAAAGTAAACGTCAGGCAGTTATCGGCAACCTGCCGAATGCTGCGGACAGCTGCGTGCAGGTTGTGCAGCATCTCGACAGTTACGCGGGGCTGGTCGGTGGTCTTTTTCTGATAGGATGCGTTGTTGCTCTTGTTGAATGCCATAATAGTATTTTCCTTTCTGTCAGTCGGTGTTCCACATGGAACATCATATTATTTTGCTGCAATGGTTCGCAGCAGCTCAATGATGGTGTCCTGCTTGTTTTCGATGGTCAGCAGGTGCGAAACAACGTTGTTTTCGAGTTTCTGCATCTCCTGCAACGTTGCAAGCTGGTCTGCACTCTGGTCGCTGTAGTGCTCGAAAAAGCTTGTCAGACCTTCCAAAAGATCGTGCAGCTTATTGTTGATATCCTGCATCTTCTGTTTCACCCCCTTCCGGGTCGGCGTCAGGTTCCGGCGGAATCAATGCCGGGTCGATATAGGACGGTTTTCCGTCGTATATGCCCGGATTCATAATTCTATCATGCCGTGCTGCCCTAGTGCACAACAGGATAAGCGCCGCAGGTACGCCGCCCATCAAAAGCACCAGCGGATAAGGAACTGCTTACCGGTCGGCGTCGCCTTTTCAGGGTACAGCGCAGACGGCTTATCAGGCCATACATCCGCAATATGATGGTCAAGAAGAATCAACTCATTCTCGACCTGCGCAAGGTTCCGTCCGCCCCATTCCTGCGGGTCGAACGCGGGGGCGAACGGAAAGCCCTCACGCGCGGCCTGCGTGAATGCGTTGTGCGGAATAGGCTGCTGTGCATTAAGCCCCTTCACGGCGTTCACAATGGTCTTTGTGTCGTCGGTGCTCTGATACACATACACCAGCCCGGCGACGCTGCCGCCGATGGTCTCATACATGGAAACGACTGCAATCGTTGCTGCCATATCAAAGCACCTCGTCGTACTGCTCGGGATTGCTGCCGGTGGCACGCGCCACGCTGTCAACGTCCAAAGTCGCATTGATGCCAACATCCATAGCAAACTTCTCGCGTTCAAACGCGACGATTTTGCCGCCCTCATACTTGTGGCAGGACGCAAGCTTGGCGAGTGCTTCCATCTTGGTGGCGGCGTCCACGATAAGGACGTTATACGCGCTCTTACCCGCCTTAACGTAACAGTCCATCTTGTAACCAATCAGTTTCATAATGTTTTGTCCTTTCTTGTCTGTTATAATGAACCCCGCTTGCGCGGGGTATCGGCTTGCCCTTTCTCTATCATTAAGAGTGTTTAAAGTAGTTGGTGTAAAACGGCTCTTGTTCGCCCTTCTCATATACACAAATATAAGTGCTGTCGCCGTGGTCTACCGCGTCATAATGTAAACCATTAGAATTTCTAACGGCTGTACCGGCCTTAGATGCCTTTTCAATCAGCTCGAAAATAATGTTCATATCAATCATGGTGTTCGTCCTTTCTGTCTGTATTGGTTTTGTGTTCCTCTCTGTGATTATATAATACCACATTCCCCCGTCTCGATGTGTTAACAAACTATGAACAAATTGTTAACAATTTGTGAACTTATCCAATTATTTCAGCATCATAAAGCAGACTGCGCGGGTCGCTTACACGGTACTCCCGGGGCGTCATGACGACCCACGACGCGGACACGGTAGGGCGGGCAAAATCGGTGCGGGCGTGGATAGGTGCATCGTGATAAGCAAGACACTGCCCGCCCGCGTCTGCGATATATAGGCCGTCACGCAGATTATCAATGCTGCCGCCAAGAGCCTGCACGCCCTGCTTTTTGCCAACGCCTGCGATGGTGCTTTCAATTATTCCATCGGCGTCCCTGCATGCATAGCACTTGGCGTGCAGGAATCGAAACTCGGTCATCCCGTACCGGTCGGCGGGGTGCTCGTCCTCTGCAACCCCGATGCACACAGTGCTGCCGTCCTTGCGCGTAACAACGCAATTCTGTGCAACGCACTGCGCGCGGACAGTATCGTTGTATGCGTCAACGGCGGGAATTTTCTCGCCAACGTACTTGCAACTATCCGTGTCCCAATATATGACTTTTTCCCAACCGACGATTTTTAACAGGTTCCACAGTTTCAGCCGAGACAAAGACGCCGTCCACAGCCCCCACAAAAACGGAAACTTCCGATCCTGCGCCTTTTTTACATCGTCCTCGGTCTTAGATTCCAGATTTACCTGCCATCCATGATGCACGTTTTCCATGCCATCGTCAAGGATATTACACAAATATTCGTCCCGGATAGTTTTCTGCGCGCACGCGCCGAAAATCGTATTGACACAGACTTTCGCAAACGCATAATCTGGACTGCCTTTCTCGCTTTCCTTGACGCGAAACTTTTCATAAATTGCTTTACGGAAAGACTCGGGGAGATAATCAAGCTGAAACAACACGGTATCAACAGCCGTTATACTGTCGTAAATATAGCCGTCCGTGATGCGCTGATAGTCGTTACTATCGGCATATACATACAGTGCTTTTGCGTCTAGTACTCGACCATTATCAAGCTCGCCCAAACCTACAACATCAGGGCATTTGCTAAGACTAATACAGGGGTCTGGACAGTCGGGCTTTACACACGGATTGATAATAACTAGTTTTGCTATCCAGCCGTATCCGCTACTAATAAGGACTTTCAACGCCTTTTCGTCCAGTTCTTCCGATATCGTTTCCGGCTTGCCTACAGGAAATTTCCACAGCAGTTGCTGCGACGGATGCGCGCTTTTAAAATCGTAACTGTTGCAATCATGGTATGTTTTTCCAGCCCGCCACCTAGTACCGTGTGTATCACCGCCTGCCATACAGTTATATGCAAGCGCGGTCTGGTGTTTGTCGAGTTTAAGGGCAGATATCGCGGCAGCATACTTTGTGTCGCCGTGTATCTCTTTTCGCACTGCTTCTATCACAATAGCGGTGTTAGTGTATGGGATAGTAGCCTGATTATAGCCGCGCTCAATCTTAAGCCGTTCAATTGCTTCCCACAAGCCTAGCACATCATTAACACAGTATGCAAACTCTTGTTCTGTCAATACTGTATCCGGTGTGCGATACACAGTATAATCTAAATCGCCAACAAGCTTTGCGTGCTTGCAACCTTCTGTAGCCCTGACAAGGGACTTTTGAAATAGCTTTAAACTGTCCCGAAACTCGATACCGTTATCATACCTCAAATAAAGGGGTTTACGGCTCTTGGTATATAGGCTGTCAGCAAGCCCCCAACGGCTTGCAAGCATCTGCGCAATATACTGGTGCTCGTATCCCAAGTTATGGACGTACACAACAAGGCGGCACTTGCTCGAAACGTGCCATCTATCAACCAGCGTTTCCAGCACGCTGCACCAGTCCTCAAAATACCGGGGGACAATAACAGCGCCGCCTACACAAGTTTGCCAAGAATACGCAAATCCGTCAGCGTCCGTATTCGTCGTTTCAATATCAAATGTACAAGTGATATCTATGTATTTATGCTGATACTTGCTTCGGCTGTGCGAACCCTTACTTGCAATTTTAGGCTTGCCAATAATACCAAGCATTTCCTGCACAGTATCACATATCATATCACCGTTGCATTGATACATTGTTATTCTCTCCTACGCATAAGATAGTCAACAAGCTGCTTGCCCCTTGACGGATAATGTTCTTGACGGTTCCACTCTTCAATCATTTCTTGCAACAAGTCCGTGTTGTTCTGCGTGATAGCCTGATATGCAACGTCCGACGAAAGCAGCCCTTCACGCACCTTTGCAAAAAACTTTTCGACCCATACCGACCATTGATCAACGCTGCCGGAAAAGCCTGCCGCCTTGGCGGTCTCGTAACCCTTGGCACGCGCAGCCCGTACGCCTGTAGGGGTGGACGTCTTGAGCGTCATATATTCCCGCAGCTGCGCGGCTTGGTGACGCAGCGTCATTATATCAGCTTTCGGGCGCTCGTTGAACCGGGGGCGCTCCTTGCCTGTGGTGCTTTGCGCGTACTTGTACGCGTGGCTTTCCATTGACAAGCCCTTTTGCTCAAGACTGCGCAAGCGCTGGTTTGCTGCCTTGGCAGCTTTTCGGACAATACGCTGCAATTCCTCACGGCTTGCTTTGCTTAGGTCGTCCACATCGCCCGCGTAGTGCTCCCAACTCAAAGGCTGATATTTTGGCAGCTTGGCGACGTTTTCCGCCTGTTTGGCTGACCTCTTTGCTTTACTTTTTCCTGTCATGCTTACGCCCCCCCATCATCCAACGGAAAACAACCACCGGAAAAACCAAAAACAAACCAACTAGAAACGCAGCCCACAGCCACAAAATAACCAATATAGCAGCTTGCATTTATTTTCTCCTTTCCATCGTAAGCCGGAAACCGCTTTCGACCTCTTCTAACGTGCACTCCGCAAAGATGCGCAGGGCGTTGTATAGGTCTCGAACGTCGGACGAATTGCGGTACATCATCGACGCAGCAAACGTCTTGCCCTTCTTGTCCTTTACATACAGATGCACAAGTTTAACGTTTCGGTTTTTCATTCTCGACACTCCTTACATAATTCTCCATGCCTGTATCGGTTGCATAAACCGTTAATGTATCATTCAGCATATTATAGAATGCCTTGCGAATTTCAATATCCTTCTGTTCACGGTCAAGCAGGCAATACGGGTTTTCGTATATCACAATACCGCCGTATAAGCAACGGCAACGTGTTGCCCGGGTGCAGCCTGATGTCATTCTCCAATAGGTTTGCAATGTCATGATTGTGCTCCTTTCTAGGTTTATTTCCTACCACTATTATACCACAACACGCGACGGCAATTGTTAACAAAGTATGAACTTTTCACATCAAGACACTAAAGCGCATTCAGACTAACCGCGAATATAGTTCAGCATTTTTATCTACTTCATTGTAGTGAAATGTCAAGGGGAATTTGTGAAAGTTTTGTGAAATTTTACCCTTGGGTTATT